GCCAACATGCCGATCGCCCATAGTATGATGAACGCGGGCAAAGGCAGATAAGGTGATAAGTCGAATAGCATTTTGGTTACTCCCTCGTTTGTTGGTTCCCGATAGCTACCCGCACAATGTTCGGGTTGCAACACACAATCGAAACCAAATTGACGCAAGTTAGCACCAACATGGTTTCACATTGCAATGTGACGCGATGCCCTGCCTATTTATTTATACCCGAACGCTGTTCGTCTTTAACGTGGTGAAAAGACAGCGACGCGCGTCGTTTCTTTTGCGCCTCCGAACCCATTTGGTCGCTATCTAATACACTGTTACAGTCTGAAACCCGCACAAATACGTGCCTTTTTACATGGGGGAAGGGGGTGGGCGTTTGAAAAATACCCCCCCCACCCCGGCCTTGCGTGGGGGGCGTGTGCGTATAACCTGACAGACACCGAAATGTGGCCCCCACCCCCCGGTATCCCTAAGAAATTTTGTGTCTGGTAAAAAAAATTTACCAAATATTTTCTTGCCAAATTGTAACAATAGAGTGTAACAGTGATACACCACAAAAAACGGGAGAAATACGTTGGCTGTTTATGGATACACTCGCGTCTCGACTGAAGACCAGATCGAGAACACGTCGCTCGACGACCAAGCCCGCCAAATTCAAGGCATCGCGCTCACGCATAATCTGGAACTGGACCATATATACGAAGAGCGTGGCGTCTCTGGCGGTGTCCCGCTGCTGCGCCGAGAAGAAGGCTGCAAGCTGGCATTCCTCCGGCCGGGCGACACCGTGATCGTATCGAAGCTAGACCGTATGTTCCGCGATGCGAGAGATGCGCTCAATGTGATCGCCGACTGGGAGACCGCCAACATCAACCTGATCATCAATGGCTACGGCAATGTCATGGACAAGGCCAACCCGAACGGCCGCTTCATGCTAGAGATCATGGCCGTCTTCGCCGGGGAAGAGCGCCGCCGTATCAGAGAACGTGTGACCGCAGGTAAAAGAGCCAAGCGTTCGCAGGGTGGATACGTCGGTGGCAAAGTGCCATTCGGTTTCTCGAAGCAGGGCACAGGCCGCAAGGCCAAGCTGCGGCCAGACCCAAATGAGCAGGACGCGATGATCACGATGAAAGCCGCACGCGTTAAAGGCCATAGCTACCGCGATATTGCTATTATCGTAGCAAAGCGTCATGGTATCACAGTCAGCCATCAAACAATCGCTCGTGTAATCCGGGGGGATAAGAATGACCAAATCTGAGCCAAACTTCTTTTTGGAGTTTCTGAAGAAGTATCGTGACGACCCCGTCGGGTTCGTGCGCGATATTCTAAGAACGAAGCCAGACCCTTGGCAGATCGAGTTTCTCAAAGCGATCAGCGCCGGGAACCGTCGTATCTCTGTTCGCTCAGGCCACGGTGTGGGCAAATCAACAGCCGCAAGCTGGGCCATGCTGCATTACTTCCTGACGCGGTATCCCGTGAAGGTGGTCGTTACTGCGCCGACATCCGCACAGTTGTTCGATGCGATGTTCGCGGAACTGAAGCGATGGGTGAATGAACTTCCTGATGTTCTTAAAACCTTGATCGAAGTCAAGGCCGACCGCATTGAATTGAAGGCCGCAGCCAGTGAAGCATTTATCTCCGCCAGAACGAGCCGCGCTGAAACGCCAGAAGCGTTGCAGGGTATCCACGCCGACAACGTATTGCTTGTCGCCGACGAAGCATCCGGTATCCCGGAAAGTGTGTACGAAGCCGCGTCCGGTTCTATGTCGGGACATAACGCGACCACGCTACTTCTTGGGAACCCTACCCGGAATAGTGGATTGTTCTACGATACGCATAATCGCCTTAAAGGAGAGTGGAAAACCTTTCACGTTAGTTGCATCGATAGCCCTCGCGTATCAGAGGCTTTCGTCAAAGAAATGCAATTACGTTACGGGGAAGACAGCCCAGCTTACCATGTCCGCGTTCTGGGCAACTTCCCTCCTAGAGAAGAAGATACGGTTATCCCTGTTGAGTTGATTGACGGAGCCATGAACCGCGAAATCAAAATCGCCAAGCAGACGAAAAGTGTGTGGGGTCTCGACGTTGCGCGTATGGGGTCGGACGCGTCCGCCCTCGCCAAACGACGCGGCCCAGTTGTTGAAGAGATACAGACTTGGAAAGGTCTCGACCTAATGCAGCTTACGGGCGCAGTCGTGGCCGAGTATGAGGCGCTGCCGCCATCGGAACAACCTGTCGAGATATTAGTTGATAGCATTGGGTTGGGAGCGGGTGTGCTGGACCGCTTGCGCGAACTGGGTCTGCCAGCGCGTGGGATTAACGTAGCGGAAAGCCCCGCGCTGAAAGGAACTTACGCCAACCTACGCGCCGAATTGTGGTTCAAATGTAAAGCGTGGCTTGGCAACCGTGATGTGAAGATACCGAAGGACGAGCAGTTGTTCGCCGAGTTGGCGTCACCGCGTTACACCTTCACGTCGTCAGGCAAGATGCAAGTCGAGAGTAAGGAAAGCATGAAGAAGCGCGGCCTTCCATCGCCAGATAAAGCGGACGCTCTCTGCCTGTGTCTGGCCACCGACCTGTCAACTATAATGCACGGATATTCGATGGCCAACAAGACGGGGGCTTTGCGTCGAAATATACGTGGCGTCGTTTGACATTTTATTTGTAAATAGATAAATAGTTGTTGTCCGGCAGGTTTCTCTCTCCCTCTCCTGCCGGACATCATTGGGCAGACTGGGGTGCGCGCGGCTGGGCCGATAATAGCGACTAAACGAGATGATGCTCCTTTTTCGTTTGGAACGCCGCCACCCCGTTTTTTGCGTTTCCCTAAACTTTAGTGTATAGTTATCCACAGGGAGCGTACCCTTGGAAACTAAGACTTGTCCCAGATGCGGCGAAGAACGGCCGACTGACAGCTTTTATTCGTACAAGCGCGCCTGCAAGTCTTGCTTGCGCGAAGAACAGCGCATCTTCAGAGCCTCACGCCCAGATTACCACCACGCTCACAATCTCAAACAGCGATACGGTATTAGCGTCGATGAGTATCAAACTATCATCGCCAACCAGAATTTCGCCTGCGCCATTTGTACGGTAGAAATATCTGACGCAGTAGAGTATAAGGCGGGCAGATCGGTTGTCGTTGACCACAACCATGAGACGGGTGAGGTACGCGGCATACTCTGTTCGAAGTGTAATTTGGTTCTAGGGCACGCACGAGAAAGTACGGATATTCTTTACCGGGCCATTGTGTATTTGAGTGAGCGCGGCGCTTACACGCCAAAGAAATAGGTTTGATTGCATGGTCGCTAAGCGTTTTCAAAATCCGAAGGGCGGCCTCAATGAAGCGGGTCGTAGTCATTTTAAGAAGACTGAAGGGGCCAACCTCAAAGCGCCCGTAAAGTCTGGTGACAATCCACGGAGGGCGTCATTCTTAGCGCGTATGGGAAATATGCCGGGGCCGGAGCGTAATGCGAAAGGCGAACCAACCCGCCTTCTCCTATCTCTGCAAGCGTGGGGTGCGTCATCTAAAGCAGACGCGAAGTCCAAAGCCAAAGCTATATCCGCCCGCAACAAGGGGAAGTCAAAATGAAGATGGGTCTCTACGCCAATATCCACGCCAAGAAGGAACGGATCAAAGCTGGCTCTGGGGAGAAGATGCGTAAGCCCGGAACCAAGGGCGCTCCTACTGCTGCTGCTTTTAAGGCTGCCGCTAAAACCGCAAAGGGCAAAAAGAAATGAAGAAACCCACTAAGGCCGACAAGAAGATCGCCAAAGTTATGGGCGAATTTAAGCGCGGCACTCTGCACGCTGGCGTAAATCCCAAAGGCCCGGCAAAGGCTCCCTTGGCTAAATCGCGCAAACAGGCTATTGCTATTGCCCTGTCTGAAGCTGGTAAGTCGAAAAAGAAGTAAGGCTAAAACATGGCATATCGCAATAATCGTAAGCCGACTAAGGCTGAGATGGCTAAGAACACTAGTATGTACCAAGATACTGGTGTTCCCAACGCCAATTCTGAAAACGACGACAGCGAAGACATGCCCAAAGAAACTGAGATGGAACTTCCCGATGGGACGGAAATTTCCATTGAAGAACCAGAGATGGAAGACGAACAGGTTGAAGAGCCTGTATCTGAAGAAGAACTTCAGAATATCATCATCGCCGAGATTGATGACGCACAGGATTATATCGACGACGTAATCAGCCCGGAGCGTGCGCTTGCGGGCCAGTATTATAAAGGCGAACCCTTCGGAAACGAAGAGGAAGGCCGTTCTCAGGCAATCTCAATGGACGTGCGCGATACCGTGCAGGCCATGATGCCGTCGATTATGAAGGTGTTTTTCGCGGCGAACAACGTCGTTGAGTTTGCGCCGAATGGCCCGGAAGATGTTGAAAACGCGCAGCAGGCGACGGATTATGTCAACTACTGTTTGACACGCGATAACAACCTATTCAACGAATGCTATTCCACATTTAAGGACGCCCTGATCCGCAAGAACGGGATCATGAAAGTCTGGTGGGATACCGATAAGGATGTCACGACCCACTATTTCACCGGCCTAGATGAGGCTGCGTTCTCTGTCCTTCAGTCCGACCCTACCGTCGAAGTTAAGGACGTAGAGATCAGTTACGGCGAGATGATGGTCGAAACGCCAATGGGCATGATGGGCCAGACCCAGCCCGCGATGTACGACTGCACCGTTGTCCGCACGGTTGAGAAGGGCCGTCTGCGTGTCCAGTCCGTCCCGCCCGAAGAGTTTCTGATTGACCGCCGTGCGCGCTCTATTGAGACGGCTGAGTTTGTAGCGCATCGCCGTTACGTCACCGTGTCCGATCTTGTGGCGATGGGTTACGAGTGGGATGAAGTTGAGAACCTTGGCTTTGAAACGCTTGACGATTTTGAAGGCAACGAAGAAACTTTTGACCGTAACCCACAAGCCTTCGTTCAAATCACCGGTCGTACAGATACGACATCTCGCAAAGTTCTCTACATCGAGGGCTATGTGTATGTTGACATGGATGGCGACGGGATCGCGGAACTTTGCCGCGTCTGCGTTGCTGGCACGGCCAACAAGATACTTCACTACGAACCCTGCGACTTTATCCCGTTCGTGGACTTCTGCCCCGATCCAGAGCCGCACACATTCTTCGGTATGTCTATCGCCGACGTGACGATGGACATTCAGCTTATCAAGTCGAACATCCTGCGTAATACGTTGGACAGCTTGGCCCAGTCGATCCACCCACGCACGGGCGTTGTCGAAGGCCAAGTCAATCTTGAAGACGTGATGAACACCGAAGTTGGCGGTATCATCCGTATGCGCGCACCGGGTATGGTTCAGCCGTTCACGATGCCGTTCGTCGGGCAGCAAGCATTCCCGATGTTAGCCTACATGGACGAACTGCGCGAGAACCGCACAGGTATTTCGAAGGCTGCGGCTGGTCTGGATGCTAATGCGCTTCAGTCTTCGACCCGCGCTGCTGTTGCCGCTACGATTACTGCTGCGGCGCAACATATCGAACTGATCTGCCGCATCTTCGCCGAGACAGGCATGAAGGGTCTGTTCAAGAAGTCGTTGCAACTTATTTCCAAGAACCAAGATGCTCCGCGCATGGTGCGTCTGCGTAATAATTTTGTACCGATTGATCCGCGTGTGTGGGACGCAAACATGGACGTTATCGTCAATGTCGCTCTTGGCACGGGCAGCAACGAAGAAAAGATGGCGTTCTTGGGCCAAGTCGCGCAGAAGCAAGAGATGCTTATGCAGATGGGCGCACCGTTGGCGGACATGCAGGGCTACTACAATACGCTGGCCCAGATGATGGCGCTGGCTGGTTACAAAGACCCGACCGTGTTCTTCAACGACCCAGCCATGATGCCGCCTCCGCCTCCGCCCGCACCGCCGCAGCCGACGCCTGAAGAGATGCTGTCTCAGGTTCAGATGGAAGCGATCCGCGCTGACATCCAGAAGAAGGCGGCTGAGTTGGAGTTGCAGCGCGAAGAGATGCTGCGCAAGGACGACCGTGAGCGCGACAAACTCGATGCCGATCTTATGATTAAGGCAGCCGAGATTGAAGCTAAGTACGGCGCTCAAGTCAACACCGCCAACATCGAAGCGTTGATGCAGCGTGATCGTGAACTTCTGCGTCAGCAGGGCGAGATGGATCGGGCTTCGGTGCAAGCTGCACAGGCCGCGCAGAACGCGCAGATGGCGCAGGCAGCCCAACAGGCACAAATGCCGATGCAACCTGAAATGCCCCCAGAAGGAATGATGTAATGGCCGTTTACGATTACACTCCTCTTTACGGTGGCGGGGATATTATTCCCGGCACAACAGCGCGCATTTTTGAAAACCTCGGACTTGAAAACCCGAATGTGCCTGTATTCCGCTTGCTTGGTAGCGAGAACAAGGGCGGCAATAATGTCAACGAAAGTATGAACTTTGCCGCAATCCCCGGCCAATCATATCGTTTGGTCAATAACGCGACGGGTGAAGTTCTTGGTGAAGCATCAACAACTGAAGGTATATCGGCACTAGTTGAGCAGTCTAACGCCCTTTCTAAGCGGCTTGGCAAGAAAGCTGATCTTTCGTTTGAGCAGTCACAGCCGGATGTACTTGGCGGTGGGTACTCACCTATCTTTCAAGACCAGCCGAACGAATTGGTTGGGGGATTTCTTGGTAATGTAATGGACGTTGCTCTTCCAGCACTGGCCTCGCTAGTGGTTCCGGGTGGTGGTCTTTTTGGCACAATATTGCCCGCTGCGGGCGCTTCTGCTGTATCATCTTTGATGCAAGAACGTGGTTTACAAGAAACGCTTCTTCGCGCTGCGTTGACGGGTGCGGGTTCGGGACTTGGAGAAAAGTTTCTTGCCCCAGCAATTGACTCCGCTTTAAGGCCAGCAACGCAAGCTGCAAGCCAAGCTGGGACGCAAGCCGTAACTCAAGCCGGAACACAGGCCGCTGCCGGACAGGCGGGTGATATAATTGTTAATGCGCTTCCAAGCCTTTTAAGTCGTGGGCTTACTACTGGCATAACTTCCTTGGCGACAAACTTAGTGCCAAGTGCGTTTGACAGCGCCCAGTTAGATAATATCGCGCCCGAACAAACGACAACCGTCGATCAGACATATACGCCGCCTCCAGAAAACCTGATTGTCACAGCGACACAGCCAAACGTAACGGGCATCTTCCCTGCGGTGACGGGTGGCATTTCAAACACGCTGCTTGATCAAGTTGTTAATCAACCACCAGCCGCCCCTCCAACAGAGCCAGCAGTTACAGATGGCGAAATTGTCGTAACGGCGCAGCCGGGCACGCCAGTTGTCCCGCCGTTTGTACCGCCGATTGTTGTCCCGCCCGGCATCTTACCGCCAGCGACAACGCCGACAACTCCGGCGGAACCCAAGCCCCCCGCCGATAAGAAGGATGTTTTGGGAACTGGTCTAACTCTTCCTGAACTTCTGGCCATTGGCGGTGTTGGAGTTGATCTTCTTGGAAGCCTTCTTGGAGGTGGAGGCGGAACAGGTACGGCAACGCCGTATGTCTCTCCGTTTGGCACGGGTGTAGGTTTGGGCACAGGCCGAGACATGCGCGTAAATCCAAACATCGCGGATTATGAGCGTTACGGTTTTGGCCCAGAGGCTTCGTTCTTCCGTCCGGAGTATAGCCAGCTTTTTGCGGCTGCTCCCGCCGCCCAAGCCCAGCCAGCCGCGATAACTAACCCAGTTTACACGCCGTTAATCTAATGGACCCCATTACAAAAGCTAACCACGCCAAGCGTCTCCTTGAGGATGAACTTCTCAAGGAGGCTTTTGCTGAAGTGGAGAAAGACATATTCGAAGAGTGGCGCATGTCGGCCCCGGCCGATCACGACGCACGCTCTAGCATGTTTCACACGCTCAAAGGACTTGAGCGTTTGAAAGCCCGCCTACAGGCAATTCTTGATGACGGCCTAGTCGCCAAGTCGAGGAGTTAACATTTACTAAAGAAGGTGCTATATGACGGAACAAGTCGGCAACCCCAGTGCTGGGATCGGCCTCCACGAAGCAACACTAGCCATCGACCAACTGCTTGGCCCTGATGAGGACACCCAAGACGAGGCCGAGGCGCACGAGCCGGAAGAGGCTCAGGACGACGCGGAAGAAACTGAAGCTGAATATGAAGCTGATGATGACGCCGAACAGTCCGACCCGGATGAAGAGGATGACACTGAAGAGGTTATCGAACAGGAACTTCCTGACGATCTAACTATCAAGCTTAAACTTGACGGTGAAGAAGCGGAAGTCACCCTTGACGAACTTCGGAAAGGTTATTCTCGTTATTC